TTGGAACGGTGCCGACAGATCAGCAAGCTGCGCTTGAGTTGATGCGATCTTGCCCGCGAAATCAGCAATCGCATCAGCTGATTGCATGATTGGCCCTGACATCTTCTCGCCAACCATCGGCGTCATCCGCACGAAGTTGGCCAGCGCATCAACGCCAGCCTGCACCTGGCTCATCCCTGATGCCAAGCCGCCGAGCGCCGCGCCTGCACCTGCTGCAGCGCCACCGGCAAGGCCAGCAGTCGCCAGTCCCTCGCCAGCCAGTACGACACGCCCTGGCATCGACTGCGCAAGCTGTCGCCTCAGCTGCAGTAGGTTGCGCGCACCAGATGTAGCGGCGCTGCCGATCCCTCCAGGGATGTTCAGACCCTTACTGAGGTCCAGTGATGCGGCCTTCGCCTTGAGATCATCAATCTGACGGCCGATGTTCTGATACTCTGTGCTCCCTTTGCGTAGGTTGCTCTGCAGATTCTGCAGTTCCTTCACTTGCGCCTGAATCGCCTTTGAGCCGTTGTTGATCGACTTGCCCGCCGCATCCTGCCCTGCAGCCATTTCACGTGCAGCGCCGGCTGATCCCTTTGCCGTTGCACTCAGCCTTTCAATGTCTGCGGTCAGTTGGTTGTAGACGTCTCCATTGATCTCGGCTTGGCTGCGCAGTGTCTTCAGCGCTTCCGCCTGCTGTGCCAGTGACCTTTCAGTTTGCTTGCTAGCAGCTCCAACCTGCAGCACCTCATCGCGCAGCTGAGACAATGCCGCATCAGTTGGCTGCAGGCTGCTTTGCAGATCCTTGATCTGTCGCGCACTCTTCGCCACAGATCCGGTCAGACCATCCAATGCTCCCGCGGCATTGCTGCGCAGTTGCGACACGGCGCCACTGAGCTGAGCCGACTCCTGCTGAACGTTCTGCAGTGCATCAGCGCTGTTGCGTGATGCGCCGGCAAGATCCTGCAGCGCTGCCGCTTGCCCTTTGATGCCGCCAACAACCTTGCCGCTGCCCTGCGCCAGGCGCTCGGCATCAGCCGTCAAGCCCTGCACAACGACAGCCTGGCCCTTGACTGCTGCTGCCGTCTTGGCCGTCTCCTGCCCGACTTGACGTTGCGCAGCGGTCAACACCTGCAGCGCTGTCGTCTGCGCTCTCACGCCGCCAGATGCCCGCGTCGTCTCCTGCGTCAATCGAGCCGCTTCAGTGCTCAGCTGCTGCAGGCTTGCCTTGCTATCACGCGACGCTGCACCGGTCGCCGTCAGATTATCAGTGAGCGCCTTGAACTCATTCAGGCCTTGAACCTTGGCGACGACGCGCAATGCTGTCTCAAGATTGAAGGCCATCTGGCTCAGTCCTTCTGCCGTGCTCTGTACTCTAAGACAGCCGCTTCCATCGTCTGTAGGTCTTCCAACAGTTCGCGTTGATCCTTGACCTCGTATAGCTCAAACAGCCAACGCAGAACCGTGTAGTCAAGGCCGATGGCGCCGGCCATGCTCACGCGCCATTGCGTACTGATCCGTGTCCACATTGTGATGGCTTCCCAGTTCTCAGGGAACACCTCAAAGTGATCAGGTTTTTCGTCATCCTCAAAAACAACACCCAGGACGGCTGCGTCATCCTGAGTGTCGTCAATTACGCTGCCACCTGCCCAATGCTCGGCGGCATCAATCAGTTTTTTCGCTTCGCCTTGCTCAAGCTGTCAAGCCATGCGCCAACGATCGCAGCAGCAACAAGCGGCACCTTCAACAGGTTTGCTCGCGCCTTCTCGCTGTAGGGAATCTCAGCGTTTTTGTCATCGGTGATGCCGGACCATCCAACAAGGATCTCGTTGCACAGTCCGTCATCATCCAACTCATCGGCCTTGATTAGATCCCACACCTCACGAATTCGATCTTGCGGCAGACGCTTAAACTGTGCGTCAAACGTCTGCCGATCAAATCGACCGCCATCAACTGGGAACTCAACCACAACCGGCCAGCTGTAGCTTTGCGATTGCGTGATGACGAATGCCATAGGAATCAGGTAAAGGCGAGGCTGAACTCATCATTGCCGGCAGTGGTCGGAAGCGCAACGTAAGGAATGTTGAGCATCTGAACGCCGTCCGACTCAGAATAGGTCGGCTGGCCCACGTCCGACTGGGGCGATGTGAACGTAACACGGTTGCCGGCTGTCGTGCCATGCAGGAACGACAGGCTGCCGGTTGATGTGCCAAGCGCATCGGTAAAGAAGTTCTTGGCGGCCATCGTCGGGGCCTCGATCACGCACGTGCCAGCAGGGCGGCGATCAGTGATCAGCACCTGCTTGGTGCAGCCGATCAGCTCGCGATAGACCACCTCATTAGCGAGGTTCATGTCAACCGACATCAGGCACCCGCTGTAGCCCATGAAGCTGAACGCGCTGGTGTTGCCATCGCGGAAGATCAGAGGCGTTGCCTGGTTCGCGTAGGTGACCGATGGCTGCGCTGTATCGGTCGGAGTGTTGAAGATGCCGGTCATCTCGAACTGCAGCGTCGGGATCTGACCCAGCTGGCAGTTCATGGTGAATGTGCCACGAGCGCCGGTCAGCAGATGCTGCACGCCGTCGATGTTGTAGGCGATGGTGCAGCTGCTAAAGCTGGCGCTGACCGGTGCGTAGGTAACGCTGGTGCTGGCAACGATAGTGGCCGACATGCCACAGGCCTTCAGCAGCGCGTCATAGCGCGGCGCAGTGCCGGCGGTGCCAGAGCCTGCCAGTTCAACCTCACAGGTGACGCGTGCGCGAGGATTGGCCAGCAGCTGATCACTGTTGCCCAGGTAAGGGCGGATCAGATCACGGCTGACCACATCGCTCTCAAGCGGTGTGATCTCCAGATTGCGCACCAATACAGCATCGCTGCCCGTGGGGCTGGCGCTGGTGCCGTAGGTCGTCTCAGTCTTCGCCAGGATCAGGCTCTTGCGTCTCAGGAGCGGCATTGCTCAATTCCTCGATTGTGGTGAGGGGTTGGGCCGGCTCTGTCCGCTCGATGAGCTTCCGGCTGCCGGTTTTCGGATCCAGTAGATAGGTTCCGCCGTGCCCGTGGTATGCGTCCATCATCTTAGCCATAACTCAGGAAGTGAGATTTGCCAGCTGGGTGCGATACATCACACGATAGTCGCATGCGATCTCGCCAGCGGGGCCGTCAGCCTCAACGAAGTTGAAGCGTGTCGGTAGTGGCAAGATGTCGATAGCACGCCCGCCGATGGTTGGATCAGCCATAAGCCTACTGTGCATGTCTTCAATGATTGGATCAGCAAGCTGATCAGGCGTGTTGCCGCGGACAATGATTGTGAACCGAACTCTTAGCGTCCAGTCAATCGTTGCTAGGTGTGTTTGCAACGCGGGCTCATCAATGACCGGTTCGATGACGATGGCAGGGCTTTCCTGTCGAGCGATCGGCTCAACGCGACTGCGGTAAATCCTGGTGCCGACGCCAACGGTGCCGGTGAGGCTGCTGCGCAATGCAGCGAGGATGGTCTCTCGTTTGGTGGTCATTGCGGTTGCAGCTGATCAATGAACAGTTGCGGCAGATCGTGCAATGCCGCCAAGTGTTGCATGGTCGCAATCAGTTCATCTGATACGAGGCCCATGCCTTGCGCCGCGTGCCAAGAGTTAAGGAACACCAGGGTGTCGCCTTCTGAGGCCTTCTGCAGACCAACTACCAGACCACCGTAGACAGCTGGGGCAGCCTGCAGCAGAGCACCCAACAGTGCGTTCACACTGGCGTCAGCCATCAACATTGCGAAGAAGTCCACCCAGCGAGGCTGCGCAGTCGGTGGCGGCAGAGCTGAGACGGCATAAGCGCCGTCAACCCAGTCGAGGCGTTCTGTAGCGGGATCGTAAGTCGGCTCAGTGAACGGGCCCGTAAACCCGGCGGCCACGATCTCATCCTCAGTGAATGTGTCGGGATCAGTGCGGGTGAAGCCGTCCGGCAGCGTGATGCGGAAGGGGAGCGGGGCGGGGCGAGCGCCGTGGAGGGAGTAGAGGGTCACAACGCACCGGGCGGGGTGAAGTTACTGGTATAGCGGGCGACGCCTTTTGTGATGCGGAGGTCGTCGATGTAGCCGTTGAATGGTTCTTGCCCCGGTGTGTTTGCAATAGCACCATTACCTGCCGCACCAATACCCATGTAGTTGGTTGTTGCAAAACTGTATGTGGCTCCACCAGAACCCTGTGTTGTTTGTTGTTGCCCATCAACAAAAAAGTAAATCGTTGAGTTGGTTCGGCATACAGCAATGTGATACCAAGTATTTATTGAAAAAGTAAATGAGCAGTATTCTAAATCTGCAAGTCCAGCCCTGAATAAACCAAGGCCATTTACATTACCGAGATAAGTCTGCCCAACCCTTAAACCAAGTGCGTTTGTCGTTCCACCAAGGGGGTTGCCACTTACAATAACCTTTGTTTGGTTGGCGGTAA